CACCCTGGGTGACCGATGAAGTCCTCCATTGTGTCTAGCCACGGGTCTCTTGCCTTTGCCATCTCTACTCCTTGGGCTTACTGTCTTTCTTCTTGTCCTTCGACTGCTTTTCCTTAGACTCGTTGCCTTCTCGGGACTTCTGCATGTCTAGGGCTTGGCCTTCTCGGGCAATCTGATTACCTTCGCGTGCCACATGTACCTGCGCTTCGCTGACCTTTGCCTTGTGAGCGCCTGTCGCAGCATTCGCCGCGAGGATTTCAACCTTATCATCTTCGAGGTCCGCCTCAATCATCGTCTTGAACGTCTTGGCCTTGGTCAATTCGACTTCCGCCAACGTCTTCTGGGCCTTAGCTATAAGCTCCTGCATCTCCGCTACCGCAGCCTTGATCTGTAGATCGCCCATCATCTTCTGTTGCTGCTGCTCCTCCGGAGTCGGGGGCTTCATCAACGAGTCGATAGCCGCCTTCAACTGCTTCTTCTCCGACGAGGCCGTGTTCTCGAATAAGGCTTTCAAAATAATTAGGTGCGCCGGGCTCTCGGGGGGAGTGAATCCCAGCATCTGGATAAGTTGCTGGTTTTCGACTTCCTTCGCAATGATTCCCATACTGGAACGGACAGTGAACACATAGTCCTGTCCGTAGCGCTGGGGGTCGAATTGGAGATATCGCCATGTAGCCTTCCTAATGAGCGGGTTCAGGAACTGCCGCTCGATGTTCTGCATCGTGCGCTTGGTGCGCTTGAGTGCGCCCGCGAGCATCATAGACATGCCGCCGGCCGTCTCGTTCCGTCGTGAGATACCAGTCGGGGTCATGGAGTCCATAGCTCCAGTACCCATTTGCACCATGCGCTCTAAGTCGCCGGTGTGCTGAAATGTGGCGCCCAACTGAGCCGGGTTACCGAAGGCAACGGGCTCATAGACCTCGGACGGACGCCCTCGGGTAAACACCGTCTTACCGGGTCTAACCGATAGCTCGGGGTTGCGAGGAAGCCGCGTGATATCCGCTCCCATCATAGGCGCAGTCATCAACGCCAGAGCGTCAATACGTGCGCGAAGTTCGGCATCCAGCGCCTTCTGGGGATTGTACCCCTTCTCGCTGATGCCTCGGCCCCAGAACTCGCCAGGAACAGAATCGTGCTGATAGGCCACTATCGGACGATCACCCATCACGAAAGGATTCTTTACGGCACGCAACAGCGTACCTTCGTTGGCAACCACGACAATCGCCTCAACGAGGCCCTTGGCCTCTGTCTTGTCGTCCTTGCCCTTCAGGAATCGGGCCGGGACTTTGCCGTAATACTCGGTCACGAGTACCGCGTTGTCGTCCGGCTGGAAAGAAGAAGTCTCGCCAGTGCCGGTTGGGTTACCAGTCTTGTTCCCGTTGTACGTTCCAACGAAGCCGGCGCGGTAGATACCCGCTGTTTGCTTCTCAAGAATCGTATGACGGGGCTTCACAATCTCGTGTGCGCAGAACATGGCCGATTCGATATCCGTGGCCGAAGGGTCGATCACGAACTCGTCCGGGCGGATAGCCTCCACCGTGACCTTTTTCTTTTTGGAGGTCTGGGGGCCTTGCTGCGTGAACACCTTCTCCACGCGCTCGATGACGTTCAGCTTCGCGATACCCGTGCCGTAGATGGCTCCCATCAGGAAGCACTTGGCAATCGCGTCATCGACGCCCATGAGGGCGAAATCTTCCAGGAGGTTGTCCCTAGCCTGGACCACGTCTTCGTTCTGCTGGTCGAGGTTATCGTCGTCCACCTCAAACCACGCTTCCTTGCCGAACACCGCTTCCTCTATCTCCGCGACGTTGGCTTCGATGGCCTGTTGCAGGGCAGGCGCAATTAGCCTCGAACGCTCCGATGAGTTGTTCTTGTCGTTGTCCGTCCAGAAGCCGCGCCACAGGCGGGTATACTCTTCCCACCGCTTGGCGTACTTGGAGTCCCGTTGCTCGCGAGCGTGTTTGACACGCGAGACGACCCAAGATACTAGGGCGCCTCCGGAATCGGATTCCTCCGGCTTCTTCGCGTCATTCTCACCCGTCGGGTTTGGAATCATGCTACAGTCCTTTAGGTCGCGACGTTATCTTCTCGGACGTTCGTCAGGACTAGCGTACCGTCTGCCGTGTCACGAATGACCCGGACGTAGTCCCCTGGGATACGCACTAGGCCCCAGAAGTTAGCCGGGAAGAAATACGTAAAGTCCGACGCCGTGGCCGCGCCGACAGCAGCGGCACCAGCTTTCAGGTAACACGCCGTAGTCGTAGATACGAAGTACAACTCACCAGCCTCCTTGGGAAGCTCTTGAGCCGCCGTACTAGTGACGATAACCGCCACCTTGACTGAGTTCGCAACCGCCGCGCTTACTGCATTGATAGCCATATTATTGTCTCTTTATAGGAATGTAGCCGTCGTCATCCACGATCCACTGCTTGAACAGGTCTCTCGTAGCTTCGACTTCTCCGCCGCCTCCGGCGAAGCCCATGTTCATTAGCCATAAAAGCATTAGAGGTACGCTCCAAAGACGATGACGTCGTTCGTGCCGGGGGCGCCCGTGTCCGCGTCCGCGAAGCCAGTTGTCGCAGCCACCGTGATGGCCGTGTCGAACTGGATACCGACGCTCGGGATAGGAAGAACCACACCCGCACCGTTCGTGTCTGCCATCGTCGGCAACGGGATCACAAGGACCGGGGTCGTGGAGCCGACTGTCACGTTGGCCGTAGTAGCGTTATAGAGCTTGAGATACCGGACACCCGTGGAGCGATTGATCGCGCCCAGGGCGTATAGTTTACCCGCGCTCGCCTTGATTGCATCCTCGGTCTCGTCCGCGTCCAGGTTATAGAACGGGGTTGCGCCGCCCGCCGCCGCGTGCGCATAGGGGGTCGCAATCAACTTTCGGTCTAGAGTGATGCGGGCTGCGCCAGCGTCGCCTTCGTCCAGCGAGTCCGTCGAAGATTCGTCGGCCGTGAAGCCCGCCACCATAACCTTCGAGGTTCCGATGGTGAATGCCGCGTCGTCCGCAAAGACCGAATCATCAATCAGTTGAAGAGCAGTAAGGGCTGAGCCGCTTTCTTGTACCTGAAAAGTACCTGCGTTAGTGACGGCGTGGCTAGGAACCGAGGCCAGTGAGACCGGCAAAGTCTCGCCCGAGAACGCTTCGACCTTCAGCCGGCCGTTGGCATCCATCTGGAGTGGCCCGACCTCATTGGTCGTGTCCACAAGCGTAGTATCAGCATCCCGTCGGACTGCCCCGACGATCATGCCCTTAGTCGTGGTCTCAGTGTACGTAGTCGTACCAAGAGTCGCCACGGGGTCATCAATCAGTTGCAGGGCCGTGAGTGCAGCACCGTTCTCCTGAGTCAGGAAGGTGCCCGCATTAGTAACGGCATGTGAGTTGACGTCGATGGCGTCCGTGTGCTTGACGTACAGCTCGCCCTTGTTATTGCCTCGGGCCGCGACGTTGTCGCCATCGGTCGTAGTAAGAGAGCCTGCCCGAGCGTCTTCGCGGACGAGCATGAGCGCATTGCCTACCGGATTAGCCGCTGCCGCAGCATCCTCGGTGTACTGAGTTCCGCCGCCAACGGACAGTTCAACGCCACCGGAATCGTAGAGCGTAACCTTCTGCTGCCGGTTAGCCAGCATAGCGAAGGCGCCGCCGTCACCGGAGTCCACACTATCCGACGTGACCACGCCCCCGCAGGGAGTGAATGACGTAGTGGCAACGGTGAACGCAGCGTCGTCCGCCATCGCGGTTCCGCCAGAACCAGCGCCAGACTTGATATTCACGTCCAGGGCGTTCGAGGTAGCGCCGATAAGAGAGCCGCCCGCCGCTAGGTTGACAACCTGGGAGCCGTTTCGCAACGCCCACAGTCTAACGGCGTCAGCATCTCCGGAAACATCGGAGGGCGCCGCTGCCGAGGCATACGCCCCCATAAGGACAGGGTTGCCCGCAGCAGCCGCGTCGTGCGCCACATCGCCTACAACCTCATTCGTATTCGTGCCGGCCGCAAGAGTGACGTTTGGCATGGTAACGATATCCACGTTACCGATGTTGTTGTCTCCGGCCGCAATGGACGCAACGTCCACATCGCCAATATTGTTGTTGCCAGCAGAGATGCTGGTTACTTGAACCTGAAACGTTCCGCCGTTATCGACGGTGATGGAGCCGCTGTTATCCGTAACTGGCACAGCAGCACCGGACGCATTCACCCACACACGCCCAGCAGAATCCGTATTGATCGTACTGAAGTCGCCGTCCGTACCCGAGCTTGAGGCCGCGGTGTCCCGGCGCACTGCCCCGGCCAGGAAAAGGGTCTCGGCTCCCGCAGAGGCCACGTCTTCCGTAACCACTCCGGTAATGGCAACCGTGCCGTCAACGGTAAGTGAGCCGCCCGCATCCGAGATAGGAACCGGATTAGCGTTCGCAACCAGAGAGGCAGCGCCGTCAGCGCCGACTGCCAGCTTCACGACCTGGTATTTGATACCACCGACATCATCCGCCGCGATTGTATCGCCAAGAGTGCCGGGGTTAAGAGTGACGTTATCTGCCATTGATTAGAGTCCTAGAAGGTTCTTCCACCAGGGCTTTGTAGTCTGGACTACATCCGGCTTCTCCACCGGAACAACCGCGGAAGTCGCGGCGTACTGCTCGATGTTGCCCTTGTCCTGGAGACGCTTCTCCAGAGCCGTGACTCTGGCCTGAAGGCTCGGTATCGGCGACTTGAGAGAACGCCCGTTAACGTCGGGCTTCAGCTTATAAAGGATAGGCTCCGAGGGAACCTTGAGGTCCGCCCAGACCGGTCCGTTATTAGCCTTCTGGTAGATGTAGATGTATTTAGACATTAGCGTCCGACTCCAACTCTGAGTAGAGAATTCTTTCGTTGTGTAGCCCCGCCCCCTCCGCCACCGGAGGTCTTGTAGGCCACCGCGGCCGTAGCATAGTGATCTATGCCGGACCACGTAAAATTGAGGGTATTGCTGCCGCTAGCGGTTGTGATTGTCTTTCGTGCGCTACAAATCTTTCCGCTCGCCACGTTACGAATAACAATCGTGCTGCTGGCACCTGACATCGTGGCGCCACCAGAAAGTTCGCAGCCTCCGGCCAGCAACTCATTATTTGTAGCGGTCGTTAGGCCCGTAGTAGACGCCGCGGAAACGTCGCTTTCAGTTTTACCGGCGTCCTGAGTATCGTAACTAAGAGTTCCGGTCTCGGTAAATTCTTCAATTGTCCAGCGTCTAGTAACGCTAGTGCTGTTGACCAGTGTGACCGTAAGCGCACTACTGGCTGTATTAACTACGTCGTAGATGCCGAACCGGTTTCCGTCCGAATCCGTTAAGGTCGTGCGGGCTGTCCACGATCCGTTAGTCGGATCGCTTACACTCGTGATCGTGCCACCACCGAGTCGGATGCAACACTGAAGAATGCTGCCCGGAGTGCATGAGCCAGGAAAGGACAACGTGCCCGTCGTGCCGCTCTGGTCTGCACCAGCACCTTGTACTTGGGCCCAAGCCACGAGACTACTTCGC